TTTTTCTATTGTTTCAGGTTTAAGCTTATCTTTAGTCATTCCGTATCTAGGATTGTTTTTCCCTCTTAAAGCTCTACTTAATTTTGCGTTTCTTCTTGCCATTTGCTCAGGTGTATAGTTTTTCAATTATTATATTATACTATAAGTTGCTATAAGTTGCAAGTATATTTAATAAGTAGTATAATATAATAAATTAGGAGGCGTTGCTATGACTGACTTAAAAAACAGAGTGAGAATAGGTAATGCAGTAGATAAAGAATTATTTGAAAAATTAAAACAATTATCAGAAAAAACCATGATACCAATGTCTAAACTACTAGATAGGGGTATAGAATTAGTTTTGAAAGAGTACGAAAAGCCTGCTAAGTAGCAGGCTTACTCTTTGCCAACTGTCCTCACCTCCCCGCCAAATAGTGCATTGAGAACCTTGACCTGTTCCAGCATTTGTTCATCGGTCATTTCCCGTTTTTCTTTGCCTATCATGCTCAGTATCTCTTTCAGTGGCCGCGGCCGATTGTGTTTGCCAAGCCACTGTATTGTCCACAGAGAATTGAGATATGCAATCGTGATCTGATCTTTGAGGTTTTCAATTCTATTTTTCTTAAACGCCCTGATTTTGAGCGATAACTCATAGGGCGTCATTTCCCAAAACTCAATTGCAGATATGCCAATGAGGGTGGCGCTTTCCAGGGCTCCCTCGATGGTAAACTCCTGTCCGCCACCCTCTACTTGTTTTTTCCCTTCTTATCAGCCCCAAATGCGGCCTCGAATGCCTTTCCCATTGCCTCGAACACTGTCTGAATATCTGAATACTCATCAACGAGGTCCATTACCTTTTCCGGTGTCAAATCCGGATCCTCATGGGCCAGTCCAGCCCATATCATTATAGCTGCATCTTCCATTGTTAGATTGTTCATGTCAATTTTTGCAACCGGTTTCCCGAGTTTTTTCTCGATCAGCGACAGGGCTTTCATGCCATATCTGAGATTTCTGCTTTTGTCGAGCTGAATAGGATAGAAGCTCATAAATCACACCTCCATAAAGATAGGAAAAAGGCTAAGATTGCTCTTAGCCTTCAGTAAATGTCGGTTTGCCGGTGACTTTGACCGTGATAGAGAACGACAACGGATCTTCCAGGCTTGTATTCGTGCTGAAGCCAGTCACTATACCTTCAAACTCCCATTTTGCACCGTTCGGGAATGCGATCTCGCACTCCTGCTCTGCCCCGCCGACCAGCGCAATGATGGACGATTCGTTTGTGCCGTTATCACTCAGGTAACCTTCCGCTGATACTTCACCGCCATCAACAAGGCCGGCAATATACTCTCTATACCCATCAGTATCATCGAGAGTCGTTACGTCGATCGTATCTGCCGACAGCTCGACGCCGCTGATAGACGTCAGATTACCTACTGTGATATTTCCGATTTTCAGTTTTGTTCCGAGTGCTCTTTTAGCCAATTTGATCAACCTCCTCAAAATAAATTGTGAAATCAATGATTCCACGGTTAACTTTGAGCTCGTGCTCATACTGTTCTGTAACATCATTGATGTCAATGTCCTCGATATGGTAGCTGCCGATTTGTGTCCCGGGAAGGGATATTAAAAAATCCTCGACCTTTTTAGCCACGGATTTCATCTCGGAATACTTTTGCGCCATGATGTTGAACATGAAGCTGAGGTATTCCTTGCCGGTAAACCCATCGAGCGTTTTTTCCTTTTCGGTCCGGATCCTCATATATACCAGGTACGGTCTGGTTGCATTTTCGGGCGCGTTGGTGGGATATATCTCGCCAACTAGTTCGGATATACTATTTTCCAACGCCGCTCTCAGTGCTGCTTCCATCATTTCCTTAACCCTGCCTTCCTGATTTCATCGTCGATTTTCTTTTTCATGGTATCTACAATGGTTTGCGCGACTTTCTGGGTATTTTCGTTGAGCGCATTGTGGATGAAATAGAAACCTGGGATATATCGCCCGTTTTTGGTGAAATAGCCGTATTCCTGGCTGACAGGGTAATAACCGGTAACCTTACCCTTTTTGTTCTTTTTCTGAAAAATATCATTCTTTTCCCGGTCAAAAACCAGCCTGTATACCTTTTTGCCTTTTGTTCGGGATCTCTCGCCGATAAGGATTATGCCGCTTCGGAGTTCGCCTGTATCGACAGGTGCATTAGCCTTGGCTTGCTTGAGGACGATGTTCATACCCTTTTTGGCAGATGCAGTAACATGTTTCTGTGGTACTTTGCCGAGTTTTTTCATGCTCTTTTGGAGTTCCTTCATGCCTTCAACCTTTAATTTGACCCGCACCATGCCGCATCACTGCCTTTCCCTGCACATGAGCTGCAATTCCTGTCTGGCGAAGTTCGGGCGTATGATATAGAGGATCTCGAATTCGGTGTTGCCGACCTTGACTTTCATCGTCCTGTCGATGCCTTCCCGATACCTGATCCGTATTCTGGTTGTGACTTCCGCGTTTTCCCGCAACGCTGCGATAAACTCACGCCCACGCAAAGGCTCAACCGCCGCCCAGACGGTGCAGACCTCTTTCCAAGTGTCAACCGGCTCTCCGAACTCATTGCGTTCCTTCACCAACCGCAGGATCTTCACGCGCTTATTCAGCCTGTTCACCAGCATCGCCATCACCCCGGTACTTAAGCTGTCCGAGTATCGTCTGAACCGTAAATCGGTATTTCTCGCTGATTTTGTCTGTCTGAGCCCGGTTCTCATACCAGTCCGTGATCAACACAAGGCAAAGCAGCTTCGCTAGTCTGTTGGAATTGTCAAACTCTTTGCCGGTCGCGTTTTTGATATATTCCTCCGCTGCCGCTATGAGGGTATCGAGCAATATATCATCCTCATTCCCGTCGATACGCAGATACAGTTTTGCTTCTTCAAGGGTTACAATCATATACATCACCCCTTTAAGGGAAAGGGAGAGGATAACCTCTCCCTTATTTCTTTTTGCCTTTTGCCTTGGTACTTTTCGCAGGAGGTTCCGCGATCTCGGATTCATCCTTTTTCAGCGGTTCTTTCGTGTAAGCAACAAGCCCACGCCGCCTCAGTTCCTCCCGCATACTCTTCCGTGGTCTTGAACACTTCGCCCTGCATCCTGTTCCGGCAGGCATTTTTGTCCAGGAAATGGTATAACGCCTTTACTTCGACCATAGGCCATCACCTTATATCTGCAGCTGGCCGTATACCATAGCCGCAGAATCCCACAGACGTAAATCATCTCTGGTGATAACTCTCAGTTCAGTGGTGTCGCGCCTCCAGGCGTCGCCACCTTCCCTGGTGGATGCCAGTTCATAGATCCCACGGGTAAACAGTACAGCAAATTCTTTGCCATTGCCAATGAGCATGGGCACAAGATTCCCCTGGATCGGCAGGTACCTGTTGGACACGACTGCAACCGGGCGGCCCATGAACAGTTTCCTGCCGGGCTGAGTGATGTCGTCCTGCAGAAGATAACGTCCGTACTGGTCCTTCTGAGTATCCATCCAGTGGTAACCATCCTGGTTGGTGATTATGGTGGCAGTCCTGCTGATCGCCGGGTCAAGGTCGACATTCAACACCTTTTTAATATCATCAACATTGGAAAGTTGCTTGGGTATCAGTCCGGAAAGCAGACCTGTTATGAGGCTATTCTTGGTTACCACATACTTCTTGGCGATCCATCTTGAAACGTAATTCAGTATGTTCTGATCAGTATCTGCCAGCAACTCATTAGTAAGCGGCAGGTATCCAGCTCGCTTGACCAGCTTGTATTCGATCTGCATGAACTGCGGGTTGTCCATCTCCTGAATATGGCCATATTCATTCACAACCTGGAACGGAGTCATTGTATTGTCAGCTTCAAGAACGCGGCTGCCGGACAGGGTGTTGACAGTCTCGACCGTGATGTACTCGGACAGATCGTTCAGTTCCCTCATGATCTCATTGATCCTGGTCTGGATGTCCTGCGGCACAATGAGCCCAACATTACCATCGGCGGGGTTGCTTTGATTCGTGCCCTCATGCATCGCTTCTGCGCGGATTGAATGAGCCTTGTAATACTCATCAATGATGCTCTGGTCATCAGCCGAAATCCTCTGTCTGCGCAAACCTTTCAGGAATACACGCTTGTATTCCGCATTCAGATCCTTATCAACTTTGTTTGTGATCTGCTGAGCACTATCATTGATGTCAACATCCTCCAGAGCCTCAATCTCCTTCTGCAAGTCGATTTTCTTCTGGATAGCCCTGACTTCTTCCATCTTCTTTTCTGCCTCGGTTACATTATCCTCGGCAATCAGTTTTCTTACTTCTGCCTTTGCAGCTTCAAGCTGCTGCAGCAAAGCACGCATTTCTTTGGTCATATTTATCACTTTCTCCTTTCTTCTTCATTTTTGGTATTAAAAAGGAGCTTTTTACAGCTCCAGTTCCAACAACATCTTTTTCTTTTTAAACTCATTGTTTTTTTCCTCAGCTTTAGCTGAAGGAATATTTATTAATCCTTCTCTTTGCAGTTCATCTTTTATTGCTGGCAAAATAGCTTTGGCAAACTCTACAGGGTCAAACTGTATCATGCCATCGTCTTTGTTGCGAGCTTTTTTAAGCTTCTCCGGAACGTTCTTATAGATAGCGAAATACTTTTCGTCTATGTGTGCAGCTACCTGCTTTGCTTCTTCGATTTCATCGGCAAAGCCCTTTTCTTTGCATTCCTCTGCGGTCAGCCATGTTTCCGCGTCCATGACGCTGATAATTTCGTCCTTTTCAAGACCCGATTTTTCTTGATATGCAACAATCATACTGTCACGGATCTTGTCGAGGTCATCGGCGATTTTCCTGAAATCGTTAGCATTGCCTGCTTCCAATGTCCAAGGATTGTGGATCATCATCATGGCGTTCGCCGGCATGACGACCTTGTCTCCTGCCATGGCGATCAGGGACGCTATGCTGGCCGCAAGCCCATCCACATAAACGTTTTTCTTGGCTTTATGTCGTTTCAGTATAGAGTAAATAGTTTGTCCAGCAAATACGTCTCCACCGTAACTATTGATATAGATATTCAAAACATCTATATCGCCCAAGGCGTCTAAATCCTCCTTGAACTGCTTAGGTGTGATTTCGTCACCCCACCAGGTCGTGTCCGATATTTCGCCATACAGGGTAAGCTCGCCTGTCTTTTCGTCCAGGGCTTTAAAATTCCAGAACTTTTTACTCCTCAATAACCTCACCACCTTTCTTGACTAACAAAAAAACATCCTTTCGGATGTTTTAATGACAACATGTTTCGCTTTTTACCTTGAGTATCCTCCCTATTGTTGCATGAGAAGTGTTTAGCCTTCTTGCTATTTCTCTATTTGAAAATCCTTCGCTTTTTAACTTAAATATTTTGTCAGCCTGTTTAATTATGCTTCCATAGTCAGTTTTTATTTTTTTCTTTTTTAACACCTTGGATACAGTGGCAGGATGGATTCCCAATAACGGCCCTATTTGTCTATGAGTGAAGCCTTTCTCTACAAGGTTCATTATCTCTTTTTGCATCTCTTCCTTTATTTTTACAGGACCTTTTTTGCATCGAAGGTTAATATTGTTAGCCTTTAATGTCTTGGTTACTACTTCTTGGCAAACACCTACCTTGTCAACTATTTCTTTATGTTTATAACCTGCTTTCTTTAATTCAATGATTGAATGCCTTATTTCTGAGGTTATTTCACGATTCGGCTCGCCAATGTAACTCTTTAAAATTTCATTGGTTTCCGGAGCAATGTGTACCCATGATTTCAAGCTTCTAATGCTTTTTACTATGCCATACGATACGCCATATTTCTTGGCTACTCGTTGCATATCTCCATCCTGGGCCAAATCGATTTTTATTTGCTGTGCTTTATTATCAGTAAGAATTGCCTGGGGATTACGCTCTCCTAATTTTGCGCGCCTATGCTTTTTCTTAGTTTCTTCAGAGACCACTCTATTTGCATTACCACCGCTTTCTAAATTGTATCCCTTATCACTATTAAGCGTCTGATAATGCTCTATCCAATACTTTTCCCTATCGTCAACGTTTTCAGCGGAGCAAACCTCCAATGTCTCAAATTTAAAACATGCTTCACCCTGCTTATTCCAAGCATTTTGTAAGTGCTCATTATGGTGAGTGCCCGCATTTAAAGCAAGAATATGCTGACTCTTTCTTTGGTTAAAGCTCCTTATAGTTTGCCCAATATACCTTTTGCCATCAATAGTATTGGTAATGCAATAAATACAAGCCATAACAAAACCACCTTCCGATAAGCGGTCAACTTCCGATAAAAACTCAAGCGTGGGAAGGTGTTCGGATACACCTTTCGCCCTGGGTAGCTAATCCAGGGCTATCCCACACCTATATTATACCATATTTAATTGGCGTTTTGCTTGCTTTTGTAAGCCTCCCCAGCCATCTCGATCGGCATCATGTTGCCGTTGATCAGGAGCCGGTCGCCACCCTCTTTCGGTTCGAGTTCCTCCAGCGCCCGGACCTCGTTGGGCGTCATAAAACCAGACTGTATTGCAGTCCGGTATGCCTCGTACCTGGTTTTGGGATCTGCTCTCAGAATGGCGTTGACGTTGAATTTGACGTAGTATCCTTCTTCAAGCTCCCGGTCCGTAAACAGCTTGTATGTCAGCTCCTGCTCATAGCCAGTCAAAATATCCATGAGTGTATCTATATAGAACTCTCTCTGCTGCTCCGCGATGTTGGTATGCGTCGCACGATCAAGGTCGTTAAGCTGGTGCATCTTTACTCCAAATGCAGCCGCAATCTGCCGTATTGTAAGCTCAGTGTTCTCCAGGAACTGGGCATCAGTCATTTTCAGGCTGATAGGTTCGAATTTGTACCCTATTGGCAAGAGTGCCACGCGATTGGCGTTTTTGAGCCCACTGGACATTCGTTCGAACTTTTCCCGGAACGTGTTTTCGGCTTCAGGGCTCAGGTCTCCGACATACTGTACAATACCCTTGACCTGCATGCCGCTTTTGAAACTTTTATTGATGAACTCACTTGCAGCACCGGCATTTTCGATGGTTTTTTGCAACACTTCAAGCGGCGTCATGCCGACGATGCCGTCAAGGGTCAGCCCTTTGAAGTGCAATACCTCGTCAGGCTTGAGCTTATACTGCTGCCCCAGGTTGTCCGTGTAGACATACCACATCTTACCCTTCCCGGGCAGCAGACCGACGTCGTCGATCCATATCTCCATCCTAGCGCTATCCAATGGATATAAGCCTATCACCTTGCCGGCATCGGCGCCCCGGGTAGCGACGTCTATCCATACATAGCTGTTTCCATGAATCAATCGCTGGACCTCGACTGCTTTTTTGAGGTCCCTGGCGCTCATCCATGGGTTGGGCCTGGTTTTCAGCAGCGGCGATAGAGAATGGCTCACTTCGCCCGGTTTACCGTCCTGCTCCCGGTATATTTTCAGCGGCAGCTTTCCAACGGCATCGGCCAGGATGCGGATGCAGGCGAATACAGTTGCCTCCTTCATGGCGTTTTTACCCTTGAGATTCAGTTCGTCAAGGTTTATGCCGAGGATTTCCAGCAGGCGCCGGTCGTTTATATCGTATTTTTCGCGCGTATCTTGAGCTTTCGGCTTAAATATTTTATTCCAGAATGCCATTTATCCACCTCCTAGCCCCAGAGTTTCTCGAGGAATTCCTCGTTTACATATTGCGACACATCAACTTTCTGCGCGTCCTGCATAGCGCGGGCCATGGCGTTTATCATTGCGACGATCAAGTCGATTTTTTCTTTGCATTTGTTTTTCATGGGCTTGATATTGCCGTTTCCGTCGACCACGATCACAACATTGCCCCAACACCAACGCGCCACCGGATGAGCCTCATGCGTCAGCTGACCTGTTTTGGACAGACGCTCGATTTCTTTCATTGGCGGAGACATATGCGCCATTTGCTGAGGCACTTCCACAACCGTAATGCCGTTTTTTATAAGCCGTTGTGTCAGCATGCGGCTGTTCCATGGGTCAGTATCAACCTCGACAATTTCATATTGCTTGTTCAAAGCCAAAATTCTGGCTTCCACAAACTCATAATCAACGACATTACCGGCCGTGGCATGCAGATATTTCTGCTTAACCCATTTGTCATATGGCACCTGATCCCGTTTGACACGTTCCTTCATGCTTTCTTCCGGGACCCACGCCTCAAACAATGCACGCCAATCCGGTATACCTTCCTGCGGCGGGAACAGCAAGCATGCGCCGGTCAGGTCGATAGTGCTCGACAAGTCAAGCCCGAGATAGCATTTCTTCCCCACCAATTCCGCCGGGTTCCAGTTTCCGACCGTGGCATCCCACAATGACAGTGGGAGCCAACCCACGGATTTCACGCTTACCCACTGGTTCAGGCGGAGCCAGCGGAACAGTTTTTCTTGCGCTTCATCGTTCCGCGCCCGCAGGGCTTCCTGACGCACGCTTTCAATGTCTATCGTATGGCCGAGGCTCGGGTTTGCCTTATACCAAACTGCTTCATCGAAAATGTCATCTTCCTCGTCCGCACAGTATATCTTCACATACCAGGCAGGATCTTCGATTTCTCCATCCCGGACCCTTCGGGCGTATTCGTGGACCTCCCAACCTATGGAGTGTCTGTCCGGATCGTCACCGGCAGTAGTTATCACCCACCACAGTGGCTCTTTACGAGCGGCACCGGCACCAAAGGTCATTACATCCCACAGGTCGCGTGTTGGCTGAGCGTGGAGTTCGTCAAAAATAACAACCGACGGGTTGAGACCGTGCTTCGTATATGCCTCGGCCGACAGCACTTTCAAGAACGAACCCGTTTCTGTGTTCCATATCTCCTTCTTGCTGTCGAGTATCTTGAGGATCCCGCCTTGTTCATAATCCAGTTCAGGTTCCTGATTTACCATTTGCACTGCAGCTTTGTATACCAGTTCAGCCTGTCCTCGGTCAGCCGCGCAGCAATAAATTTGCCCGCCGGGACCGTCACAGGTCAGATGATATAATCCCAGGCCGGCAATCAGGGTCGTTTTTCCGTTCTTTTTCGGGATCTCAAGATAGGCGTACCTGTATTGGCGGTATCCTTTTTCGTTGACAGTACCATATACGTCCCAAAGGATTTGATATTGCCAGTCGAGAAGCATAAAAGGCTGTCCGTAAAAGTCGTCGACAGCCTTTAGCATCTGTATAAACTCGATTACTTCGAGTGCTCGCTGTTTATCATGTGACACTTACATCACCCGCTTTGTCCCTCCCTCTTCCTGCGAAGGTATTCGGCCATAGGGCTTTCTTTCTTCTTCTCCGGTTCCTTTGGTATAGACCGCAGCGCTGCCATGATTGTCATAACATTTTCCTTCTCAATCTGAAGCAACATCTTCCGTTTCTCCATCAGCTTCTTGTCCCAGGCAAGGATACGATCATGGATATTGCCCTTCTCTGTTAGGTAGGTCTCAAAATCGATCTGCTCAGCATTTTTAGCTTCGGTTAGTTCTTGAAGCTCCTTTTTGAGTTGCTCTATCGTATCTTCTATCTCCTTACACTCGGCAGTCAGCAAGCAATACCGATTGATGACGGCTTCATGGAGGGCGTCATTGTGGCCGATAGCTTCCAGGAGATTCTTGACACGGTTAAATTCTTTCCTGGCCAGCTTGTTTCCCCGGACTTCCGGCCAGGCTTTCATTTTCTGACCTGTCAGCAACTGCTTTTCAGCCTTCTCCCTTGCCTCTAATTCTGCCTTAGTCCTGTGGGACCTGCCTTCCATCTTCAAAAGTTTGACAGGTTTTGGCGGTCTACCAGCCACACAATCACCTCCTCTCGCCATTTTGGGAAAAAAATTCGCGCGTGGGCGGTCGCGTGGCATCCTCGG